TATTATATTACAATCATGAAAACTAAATACGAACCAAGTAGAAAACTAACTAAAGCTGATGGCACTATTGCTTGGGTTTGGGAAAATAAACTACATAATTGGGAAGGTCCAGCATATCTTCCACAAGGTGATAATCGTAAACGTGAATATCATCTTCATGGTATTCAATATACAGAAGATGGATGGAAAGAAGCAAGACGTAATCGTGAAGGTCTTCCATGGTATAAAACAGCAATAGGTCAAGCAGGTCAAAATAGAAATTAATATGAAAATAGGTTTATGTGGAACAATGAGTGTAGGTAAAACTACATTGGTAAATGCTTTAATGGCTTTACCTGAATTTGAAGGTTATAATTTTGCTACAGAGCGTTCTAAGTATTTACGTGATTTAGGTATTCCATTGAATACTGATTCTACGTTAAAAGGGCAATTTGTATTTTTAGCTGAACGTTGTGCTGAATTAATGAATGAAAATATTATTACAGATAGAACAGTGATTGATGTAATGGCATTTACTAAAGCAGCTAAATCAATTGAATACTATGATGCTGAAACATTTTGTGATGCTGCTTATAAATTAATTCCCGAATATGATTATGTGTTTTATGTATCTCCTGAAGGTGTTGAGATGGAGGATAATGGAGTTAGAACTACTGATTTAAAATATAGAGAAACTATTGATAGTATTATTAAATTAATATTATATAGGAGTAATCATAAAATTAAACATTTTGTTGAATTAAAAGGTTCAACTGAGGAACGTATTGCGAAAATGATAGAGACAATTTTTGGTTAATATTTATAACCATGAGATTATCTGAATTTAAAAAAGAAATTAAAGAATACATTGTAGAAATCCTATCAGAAGATGAAGATAGAGAACCTACTAAATCAGAACTAGAGAAAGAAAAAATAAAAACTACATCTAAGTTTACAATTCCTAACGATCAATTTGAAGACTTTAAATCTAAACTTAAAACTTTAGTTACTAAAGTAAAAGATATGGAAAAAGGTCTTGAGCGTGATAAAAAAATGGCGGCTCTAAAACAATTTATTAAAAAACCAGAATTAGTTAAAGCGTTTAAAGAAAGAGACGTTAAAATTGATACTGGAGATTTGATTGGATAATATGAAAAAAGGGTTTCCTTATATAGTTATAATAATTTTAGTTGCGGTTATCATTTGGCTTTCCAAATGTTCGGGAGAAACTATTGTTACTGGTATTGACACATCAACAAAAGTATCCTATGTTCACGATACAATTAAAGTAAAAGGTAAAACTAAAATTAAACCTGTTCCTGTAATTCGTTGGATACATGATACTATTATTGATTCAACAGGTAATATTACTATTGTAAATCATAAAAAATATACAACAAACGATACTTTTGAGTATAAAACTGATTCATTTACTGCTATTTTTTATACAAAAATATATTCTGAATCCCCTATTGATTCTATAAATAATAGTTTATTGTCTAGTATTAGACATAAAATTATGGAAACTACTATAACTAAACAGGTTGTTAGAAAATATGCTTTATTTGCTGGTCCTTCTGTTGGTTTAAATTTAACCCATATTTCTTTAGATGGATTATATGAAAGAGAAGGAAAGATTATTTATAGAGCAGGAATAGGAGTCAATAATCAGTTTCAACCTATGTTGAGTGCTGGTATCTATTGGCAATTTTCCAGATAATATGAGTCAAGATTTAAAACAAATAATAAGAGAAGAATACATTAAGTGTGCAGGCGATCCTGCTCACTTTATGAAAAAATACTGTAATATTCAGCACCCACAAAGGGGTCGAGTAATATTCAATTTATATCCATTTCAGGATAAAGTGTTAAAATTGTGGAGAGATAACCCATATTCAGTTGTATTGAAGTCTAGACAGTTGGGTATCTCAACATTGGCCGCAGGGTATTCTTTGTGGCTAATGTTATTCCAAAAGGATAAAAACGTGTTGTGTATTGCTACAAAGCAAGAAACAGCTAAAAACATGGTAACGAAAGTTAAATTCATGTTTGATAATTTACCTTCATGGCTTAAAATACCAGCAGACGAACACAACAAATTAACATTAAGATTAAGTAACGGATCACAAATTAAAGCCACTTCAGCATCTTCAGACGCAGGTCGTTCAGAAGCTGTATCTTTATTGATAGTGGATGAAGCAGCATTTATTGAACAAATTGGAGAAATATGGGCATCAGCACAACAAACATTAGCTACAGGTGGTGGAGCAATTGTACTTTCAACACCGTATGGAACTGGAAACTGGTTCCATAAAACATGGGTTTCAGCAGAAAACCAAGAAAATGACTTTTTACCTATTAAATTACCTTGGTACGTTCACCCTGAACGAGACGAAACTTGGAGAAAACGTCAAGATGAATTATTAGGAGATCCTAGATTAGCAGCACAGGAATGTGATTGTGATTTTAGTACATCAGGTGATGTAGTATTTTATAATGAGTGGTTAGAATTTATCACTCAAACAACAATAAAAGAACCTCTTGAAAGAAGAGGCGCTGACCAGAACTTTTGGGTATGGGAACCAGCAGACTATACAAGAGATTATATGGTAGTAGCTGACGTAGCTAGAGGTGATGGTAAAGATTTTTCAACTTGTCACGTAATTGATATTGCCACTAACGTACAAGTTGCTGAATATAGAGGACAATTACCTACTAAAGAATTTGGATATTTTCTAGTAGGAGTTGCCACAGAATATAATCAAGCATTATTAGTAATTGAAAACGCCTCTATTGGATGGGCTACTATTGATGCTGTAATTGAAAGAGGTTATCGCAATTTATATCAATCACCTAAATCAGACCAATTCACAGCAGAGTCGTATTTAAAGACATATGAAGGTTCATCCGATATGACACCCGGATTTACAATGTCAATGCGTACTAGACCATTAATTGTGAATAAATTCCGTGAATTTGTTGGTGATCGTTCCGTAACTATTCGTTCAAAACGTTTAGTTGAGGAAATGAAAGTATTTGTATGGAAAAATGGTAGACCAGAAGCTCAAACAGGATATAATGATGATTTAGTTATGCCATTTGGTATTGCTATGTATTTAAGAGATACATCTTTAAAATTCCAACAACAAGGTCATGACATGACTCGCGCTACACTAGGCAATATGAGTAAAAGTACGTATACTGGTGCTTATAATCCAAACCAAATAAAAAATCCATACCTATTACAAACAGATAAGGGGATGGAGGACATTAGTTGGATTTTGTAAATATTTATAGTATATAATAAAACATAAAAATGGCTGATAAAAGTTTATTTACCCGATTACAGCGCCTGTTTTCAACAGACGTAATCATCCGTAATCAGGGTGGAAGTGAATTAAAAGTAATGGATGTTGATTCAATTCAACGTTCCGGAGATATAGCAACAAATTCTCTAGTAGACAGATATAATCGTTTATATTCACCTGCCTCTACCTCATTATTAGGTTCTCAAATTGGTGTAAACTGGCAGTACTTACGTACTATGGTTTATTCGGATTACGATAACATGGATTATGATGCTATTGTTGCTTCTGCTCTTGATATTGTTGCTGATGAATCTACTCTTAAAAATGATATGGGAGAAATACTTCATATTAAAAGTAGTAACGAGGATGTTCAACAAATTCTTTACAACTTATTTTATGATGTATTAAACATTGAATTTAACTTATGGAGTTGGATTCGCCAAATGTGTAAATATGGTGACTTTTTCCTTAAAATGGAAATTGCTGAAAAATATGGTGTTTATAATGTTATTCCTTATACAGCATATCATATTGAAAGACAAGAAAATTATGATAGAGAACATCCAAATGCTGTAAGGTTTAGATATTCACCAGAAGGTATTTATGCTGGTGGTTCAGGTTATTATGGTTCACCTGATATGGGAAACTATAACGATAACCAACCAGGTATTTATTTTGATAATTACGAAATGGCTCACTTTAGATTGTTAACTGATGTTAACTATTTACCTTATGGCCGTTCATATTTGGAACCAGCTCGTCGTATCTTCAAACAATATGTGTTGATGGAAGATGCTATGTTAATTCATAGAATTTCTCGTAGTCCGGATCGTCGTATATTCTACATTAACGTTGGTTCTATTCCTCCAAACGAGGTAGAAAACTTCATGCAGAAAACTATTTCTACTATGAAGCGTACTCCATTAATGGATAACCAAACAGGTGAGTATAACTTAAAGTATAATATGCAAAACTTATTGGAAGATTTTTACATTCCAATGAGAGGTAATGACACTACTACTAAAATCGAAACCGCTCCTGGTTTACAATACGATGGTATTCAGGACGTTACATACTTACGTGATAAATTATTTGC